AAGCGACCGGCGAAGAACGCTGGTGGTGCAGGTGAGGCTGGCGTAGCAGATGCAAAGGGCGGAAAGACCGACCCGCGCAGTATGTCTCCTGAAGAGCGAAACGCTTGGATCGCTTCTAACGGGATTGATGCTTGGATGAGTATCATATCTTAACCTAATTCAGGAGAGAAATAATGGCTATTGGAAAAGCGTCAAATTTCGTCATTAATGATGACCTGTTTGACACAATTTTTATTGAGCAGATCAACCAGAATGTTAACGCATTCAACGTGGCATCTGCTAACTCTATCCGCTTTGTTACGCAAATGCTGGAAGGGGACTACGCAAAGACTCGGTTCTTTGATCGCCTAACTGGTGGTGTTGCTCGTCGCGATACGACCTCTGTTAGTGCGGCTACCGACACTGCATTGACTCAGGACGAAGTGATCTCCGTGAAATGTTCACGTGGATTCGGTCCTTACGCACAGACGCTAGATGCGTTTGAGAAAGCCCAGATTAGCTCTGAGCAGATGACTAGCAACCTTGCTATCATGTTTGCTGATGAGTTCCTGAAGGATGCTCTCAACACGGGTCTTACCGCTGGTGTTGCCGCCCTTAGTCAGACCACTGGAGGTCAGGACTTGACCTACGACTACTCTGGTACTGGTAACCTATCTCACGCCGCCCTGATTGCAGGTCGTGCCAAAATGGGTGATGCCTTTGGTCGAATCAAGGCTTGGGTGATGCACTCCAAAGCATACCACGATCTCGTTGCCGCACAGGTTAGCGTAGCTTCTGGTAATGTTGCTGACTTTGCTATCTACGAAGGTAACGCAGGAACGCTTGGATTGCCAGTCGTAGTGACTGACTCCGCTTCGCTAGTTCTCGACGCAACCACAGACAACTACTACACATTGGGTCTTACCGACAATGCCATTGTTGTACAGGAGTCTGAGAACCGCCGCATGGTTTCTGACCTGATTACAGGCTTGGATAACCTTGTTATGCGCGTTCAGGGAGAACACGCCTACAACGTCGAAGTCAAAGGCTTCAAGTGGGACACTACCAACGGTGGTACTAACCCAACATCAGGAACCATTGGTACAGGTACTAACTGGGACTCTGTTGTTGCTGATGACAAGGACAAAGGTGGGGTTGTAATTCAGACAACCTAATGAAGCGTCACATTGTAATACTATGCAAGGGGACTCCTAACGGCGAAGAGCTTACTCTGCGAGATATGTTCATCTCGCGGGGTAACTCAGCCCGTGTGGTCAGTGCGATACCGGTAACGGATCGCAGAGAGCGAGAGTCTTGCGACATCGCCTACTCTTTCCACAAGGATCTCTTAGTAGGTTACGATGCGACAGAATTGGTTATGCCGGAGGGCGTGGAAAAAGCGTCCTCTGGCTATACCATTCAGCGTAAGGGAAGGTGGTGCTACATCATTGACCCTGACGGAAACAAGGTCAACCCGAAGGGGCTGTCCTTTGAGGATGCTACAAAACTAATGGGTGAACTATAATGGCTATTGGAGACTGGGACAGCCTAGCGTTATCTGCAACGACTCTGAAGGGTCTTGCTCCTGTAGACCTACGTGACCCTGACTTTGGCGAGTACGACACGGATGCTCCGACATCAGAGTACGTGGCTCAGGCTAAAGACTACATTGAGACAAGGCTACTGGGCGCAGTTCCTGCCTTGATTGTAAAGGCTGATGGTCCTAACGAGTTTATGGACGCGGCAACAACTATTTCAAATGTTGCAGGGGTGATCCAGCGTATGCTTGGGTTGTCATTCCTGTGGCACTACTACGGTCAGGAGCGGTTTGGAACCAGCGACCTTTTCGCTATCAAGCGGGATGAGGTCAAGATGGACTTCGACCAGACTCTTAATGGCTTTATTATTTACATTCAGCAGGACGACGACTTCATTGATGCAATTGAAGCCACGGCTGATGCCGATCTATCTAAGTTCAACGATCTACCATTTATAGGATGAACGACCGTATAGGAGAGAACTTAATTAATGCCCTTAACAGGGTTGTCGGTGGCTTTGGGGACGTTATGAGTACCCTAGCCAGAAAGGCTGTGCCTCACATTCGCCAGAGGACACGCCGTGGGATGGATGATAAAGGTAGTCCCTTTGAGCCGTACTCATCTAAGTACCGCAGGAGAAAGAGAACCAACGTTAACCTATATGGTAACAGAAGGGTGACTAAAAACCAGTCTAGAATGCTGGATGGGTTGACCGTGACTACTTCGGAGGGTACAGGATTCTCTTCTAACAGCGGTGGCAATATGGGTCGCTTTATTGACCCAAAAAGGAAGACGTATCAGGCTGGCTCGACCTCTAGCGTAACGATTGGCTGGAATGATCCCAAGAAGGCTAATATAGCTGGCTACCACCACTTAGGGCGCACTGCTGGAAATCCATCTGGTTTTATGCCACGCAGACCATTCTTGGGTCTAGAGCCTGAGTTCATTGCAAAAGAGGTACAGCAGGACTTCCAGAAGCTCGTTACTGAATCTTTTGGAACAGCCGGAGCAAACGAGCGGATCACAATGAGGCTAATGTAATGGGGTATACCTCCAGTAATGACGTATTTGATGCAGTAGGCGGTCAGATTGATCGCTTCTTTGGTGGCGAGGTTGACTCTGTTGTCATCTTTGACGGTGAGTTATGGCAAGCCATTGAGCAGAGAGCCAACGAATCTGGCATAGGTGACGTTACTATTTTCATAGGAATGCCACAGACTACACCAGAACGTCTCGATGGATGCGGTCTGCCGCTCCGTGAGGACGTTGAAGTTGATATCTATGTTATCGTAAGGGCTAGTGGTCGAAGCCGTTACACGGCATCTAGGGAGCTTCTGTGGGACATCACTGATCGGCTGGTACATTCTGTATTTACCTGCACAGAGAGAGCCACAGACTTCAAGAGCGTAATAATGGGTTGGGCGTTCAACAGGCGCATCAGAATGGATGCAAACCCCGACTACCTTGCACACAAAGTTGAATTCACAGCCAAACCAGTACGATGAAGAAGAAATTTACCACAGACAAGACTGCTGTTATTACTTGCTTCGGCGGTAATGGCACGTATGATGTACGAGTACCGAAGGGGAGAACCCTGTCTATTCACAAACACCTAAAGCAACCTGTCTTACTCGAAGAGAATAAGATCAGTGAAACTGCTTACAAGGAGTTCTATGCACCACCTGCGCCAATTAAGCAGGAACCAAAACCTAAAAAAACTAAAGAGGACAACTAATGTCACAGCTAGGAGTGGGTGAAATCACCCAAGTTCAATTTGGCGCAACAACCGTTGCCGCCTCATACATTGAGGGGTTCTCTGTAGACAACGCCCCTGACACGTACACATCTGGCTTGGGCTTTGATGTGGAGCGTGGGTCTATTACTAAAACCGTTACGTGTAGTGTTCTTGACTACTCTGCGTTCTCTGCTCTCAACACGTTGATGACAGCCAGAACCAAGAGTACGGTCACTGTCACGTATATGGATGGCAACCAACAGGTGTTTGCTAACTGCATCATCACCGTGGTTCCGTTGATCCATCAGGTTCCTGATGCTTGCCAAGTATTCTTGGGTGCGGCTGGTGCTGAGAAGAATGATCTTGACGCGGCGTATGGTGGAACAACTGGCGTATGGACTGACTTGGGTGTTACCCTTGATGTTCCTGCTCCTACCTTCGACCTAGCGTTTCAGGGAAGCACAGGATGTGGTTTGCCATACTACTCCTCAGTAAACTTTATGGAAGAGCTAATCCTTCCCGAAGACGTTTACTCAGAAATCTCGAACGGATCATCGGCTGAAGTGGCTATTCGCTTACCGGATGGTAACTGGCTAGTCTTTGCCAACGTGTATACATTCAAGCACTACACGAACGAGGATGCTTCTGCTCCACGTTCAACCCGCTTGCACCTAAAGGCTGTTGCTGACAACTGGAATGACATCATCTCATACCACGATGGTAACGCTGGAGTGGCAACACCAAGCGACTACTTCGCTGGATGCGCGGTGACTGCTTCTGCTAGGGGTTATGCAGAAACAGATGTTGTATCACTTGCTTAATTAAACACAGAGGGATCTGATGGCTAAGATTGATTTAAATGCGGTTCTGGGTGGTCACGATGACCCCCGTGTTGGGGACGAGTACGAAGTTGCTCCTGCTCAATGGGGTAAAATGAAGGCTCCTACAATCGCCCTGAGGGACAAGGCACTGACACTCGTTGACGAGGAGGGTGCGAAGGACATAGACTTCGTTCGCCTCGTTCTAGATGGGCTACCAGACTTTGATCCTGCTAATGCAATAAACGGCATGGAGGCGAAGGTCATCCGTGATTTTTTTACATTGCTGGCTCGGACCGTGAAGATGCTGAGTCAAGACTTAGATCAATTAGACCAATAGATCCGAGTTCGTCACGGGATGTGATAGAGGCTGGGTGGTCACGACAGTTTGCCCGTGAAACTGACCCGTGGCTCCTAATCAGACTCAGCCTCTCTGGTGGTGATCCGCTTCGTGCGCGTGAGCTACGGGAGTGTACAGAATCAGAGCTTGCTATTGCTTGGCAAGATAACCGCCGACAAATAGAGGGTGTTGGCTATAAGATAAGAGGACGCTAGTGGCTATTAATAAGACACAAGTTGGGATTGAGATTGTCGCAAATGCTGGCAAGGCTATTACTGCGATGAGCCAGCTTAGTGGCGAGATGGCTCAACTAGATGGGTTTATCCAGAGGTCCACTGGTGGAATGTATAGGTTCAGCCAATCTCAGAATCGCTGGATCAACAAGAAGGGTCAGGCTGTCAATACTTCTAGGGTCATCAAGAAGGCTTTACAGGCTCAGGCTGAAGCCACTATGCAAGCGGCACGAGCATACGAGGCGGCAGTAGCTGGTCTTAGTAAGACAGAGAGGGCGGCACTTAAGTCTCAGGGTGCACTCTCCGAGATGAACCACGCGGCAGGTTCTGGTTCCTTTGCCGCTATTTCCCTTGGTCAGACCTTTCAGGATGCTGGTCAGTTTGGGATGGGGATGGCTCAGGGTGTTCGTGCCGTTACGAACAACGTGCAGATGCTCTTCCAGTCAATGACCCATATGGCTGGGCAGACTGGTGGGTGGAAGAACGCATTCAAGGAGTTGGGAACCTCACTGGCAGGACCGACAGGTCTTCTTGTTGCGTTCTCCTTGGTCACCGCTGGCATTGAGTTCTTTGTGAACAAGCAGATGATGGCGGCTAAGAAGGCTAAGGAAGCCAAGGGTGAGTTCAAGGAGTTCATGGAGGTTATTGCGGCTGACCCTGTAGTTAAGATGGCTGTGACTCAGGAGAGGCTTGCTAAGAAAATCTCCGAAACCAAGGGTGAGCTAAAAGATCTTGAGGAGACGCTTGGTAATATGCCCAAGGCTGTTGGGAAGGGAATGTCACCTGTAGCGGCGGAAATGAAAAAAGCGCAGAAGGAGATAAAGGACTTAAAGACCACCTTAGAGGACCTAGAAGAGCAACAGAAAAACAACAATGAGCAGATACGCAAGAACCTAGCGTTTATCAGTACCGAGGAGAACCTAAAGGCTCGAATACTCAAGCGCAATAATGAGATCAAGATCAGTCTTGCCGAGCTTCAGGTCTCGTATGCAACGCAGTGGGATCCTGCCAACATCGCGGCGGCGAAGTACGAG